GACTGACAGCCAGACCAACGACGACGTGCGCAAGCAGGTTGTCGTCGCGATGCTCGGCGATGAGCAGATCAAGGGCTGGTCGGCGGAAAAGATCGGCGGCTACTTCGATGGCTGCGCAGCAACTGTTGATCCGGTGGCTTCTGCCATCAGCAGCAACAACGGCCAGCACTATCAGGCCGACGCGACCGAGACGGCTTATGCCGAGTACAGCAAGCACATCTCGGACGCTTGGCGTCCTGCCGTCTGAAAATTAGAAGGGCCAAATGGCCCTTCTAAAACCGCTTCATCCAGTTTCTTTTTTCGGAGGGCCATACAATGGCAGTCGTCCAGACGGAATACACGCAGTTTCAACGCGCGGCAGTCAATGGCATGGAAGGCACCATGCTGGGGCAGGAGAACGCCAGCTACACCGCAGAGACACCGGAGGGGATTCCTTTCGGCGTCGTCGTCGGCCAAGGCGCTGATGCGCGTGGGTGCGTGCTCGGAGCCGGTGCCGACTATCTCGGCGTCACGGTGCGCGATGTCACGCTGACGCAAGCGCCGAAGGCTGACCCCGAGGTCTATGGCCAGTATCAGAACGTCGCTGTGAAGCGGCGTGGCGATATCTGGGTGAAGGTCGGTTCCGACGTGGCGGTCGGCGCTGCGGCGTCGTTCAACGCGGCAACCGGTGTTATCGGCTCGGCTGGGACCGCCATTCCCGGCAGCAGGTTCTTGACGGCGGCAGCGACGGAAGAACTCGCGCTGCTTCAGTTGACGGGTCAAATCTGATCCGAGGACGACAGTTCGAATCGGTTTCACCCTCTCAAGGAGCACGCAATCATGCGGTTCAACGATGCGCAGCAGGCGCTTGGATTCCTGCGAAGTCAGACGGCCTATATCGAGCCCATCGTGTACAAGCAACGCTTCCCCGAAATCCAGTATCCGCAACTGGTGCCGGTGGACACGTCCGCGAACGAATGGGCGAAGTCGATTCGATTTTACTCGCAGGGCCAGTTCGGTCAGGCGCAGTGGATCAATCACATGTCGAGCGACGTGCCGAAGGCCGACGTCGAGCGGACTGAGCACGAGGAGGGCGTGTACCTCGCCGGAATCGGTTACGGCTACACGCTCGAAGAGCTTGGCCAAGCGGCGATGATCCCCGGCACCAACCTGTCGAGTGATCGTGCCGAAGCTGCACGTCGCGCCTACGAGGAATTCGTCGAGCGCGCTGTGCTCACGGGCGACATGCGCAAGGGATGGCTCGGCCTGATCAACCAGACCGCAGTCACCATCGTGCAGGCTGCGGCAACCGGTACTGGCAGCGGCACGGCGTGGGCGACGAAGAACGGCGACCAGATCGCGACCGATATCAACACGCTGCTGTCTGGCATCTATTCCGAGTCGATGACGGTCGAGATCGCCGACACGCTGCTGTTGCCCATCGGCGCGCTCACGGCGCTGGGCTCTTCGCGCATGCCCGGTGCTGCTGATCAGACGGTGCTCGCCTTCATCAAGGCGAACAACGTCTACAGCAACATCACCGGCAGGCCACTCACCATTCGTGCAGTGATCGGCCTCGACACTGCGGGCGAGGACGGTGGTGGCCGCATGGTCGCTTATCGGCGCGATCCGCAAGTGCTGAAGGTGCACATCCCCATGCCGCATCGTTTCTTGCCAGTGTGGCAGACGGGCGCGCTGAAGTTCGACATCCCCGGCATCTTCCGCATGGCTCCGCTGGAGATCAGGCTGCCGAATGCTTTCCGCTACATGGACAGCATTTCGGAACCGCCTGCAAGCGACAGCGCGTCGTAAGCGTTCACGCTTCTCTTTGACTGACGGGGAGGGCTTCGGCCCTTCCTGATCGGTCATTTCATGGAGGTTTCTTGGATGGCGTTCAATATCACCAACACATCAAATGGTCTGCGTGTGATCTCGGACTTGGCCGGGCGGCACGTCAAAATTCAGCCGGGGCAAACCAAGCGAGTCAATCTCTCGCCGGAATTCGCGGAGCGCATGAAGATGCGTCACGGGTCGCTGCGCATCGCGGTGGCTGGTGAAGAGGACAAGGACGCGCCATCGACATCGAACATCAATACCAAAGCAGCGCGGGCTTTGGCCGACAACATCGAGAGTGGTGATCTTTCATTGTACATCGGGCGCAAGCAGGCTGCGGCGTTTTTCGGTGAAGAACACAACGTGCCGACAGTGAAGAGCAGGTTGATCGAGGCACTGCGGGAAGTCTGATGCCGTACATCACGCCGACAGCGGCGCAATTCAAGAATCGTTTTCCTGAATTCGCTTACGTGTCGAGCGGGCGCATCGATATGTTTATCGATGAGGCGTTGTCGTTTGTCGGCAAGCATTGGTTTGAGCGTGACTACCAGCCAGCCATCATGTTTTTCGCCGCGCACAATCTCGCGCTCGAAGAAGCTGCCGCGCGCGAGATACCCATTGGCGGTGGTGATTGGAACGACAGTGACAGTGAAGTTGGCCCGCCCACCACAGTCAAAATATCCGAGGTCACATCGGTCAAGGTCGGCGACACATCGATCTCGCTTAGCTCCTCGCGCGACACTTCGACAGGAACGATAGGTGGTGGCACCGGGGGAGCCGGTGGTGGTGCGACGTGGACTGACTCTGGGTTGACTGAAACGATCTACGGCCAACGCTATCTCGATCTGCGGCGGCGCTCCAATCCCGAGATCATTGCAGTGATACCGAGGCTGTTCTGATGATCATCCCGGTGGCCAAAGCAACAAACGCATATTTTTCGAAAACTTCTGGCTGGCAGAGAATGCTGGAACGTATCGTAGAGGCGTCAACGGGTCCGAATGCGGTCAAGGTCGGTTTTCCGCGAGGCACTGATGACAACATCATGTTGCGCGCGGTGGTGAATGAGTTCGGTGCGGTCATTCCGGTGACTGATGCGATGCGCGGATTTTTCTGGGGGCGCGGTGCGCACATCTCGCAGGATGTGATCGTGATCCCGGAGCGCCCGTTCATGCGCAATGCAATTGCGACCAATTTGTCCAAGTGGGAATCCCAGCTTTCCGCAGGCGCAGTGGCGATCATGAAAGGTGTCTCGACTGCGGAGATTGTGCTGGAGATGGTCGGGCTGGGCGCGGTCGCAGACATTCAGCGTTCAATCGATGACATGAATGACCCGCCCAATGCTCCGCTGACCGTTAAGTGGAAAGGTTCAAGCAAGCCGTTAGTCGATACCGGGCAGATGCGCGCGGCTGTGACTTACATTGTGACGTTCTCGCCTGAGAGTGAACCTTTAACGGCGGCAGGCTGATATGAGCGTATTCGACAAGCTCGCACTCACACGCGTGGCCGTCGATCTTTTGTCAGTGGCCGGTGTGCTGCATCGATACAACGCCGGGCATTATCTCAACGGGCGCTGGATCGATGAGGAGCCAGTGGCCATGAACATCAGGCTGGTGCATCAGCCCAGCAGCGGCGAAGATTTGAAGCGCGTGCCCGAGGGTGAGTACACCGAAGAAATGCGAACGGTGTGGACAACGACAACGACGCTGGTCACGGCGAACGAGTCAGCCGGGATTCGCGCCGACGAGATCGAGATCAAGAATCGTGGTCGGTTCAAGGTCATCGTTGTGATGCCGCGCCACGAAGGAAAGTACACACGAGCAGTATGCACGCGGATCAATGATCGACAACGCAGTCGCTGAAGAAGCTATGTTCAGCCGGTTACGCGCATTTTTTCGCGCGGCCTACGAGCTTGAGATTATTTCCGCGTACCCAAATGCACCGCGTCCTGTTGGTCCGTACGGCATGCTCAACCTGATCAACATGAAGCACATCCGCGACACTGGCTGCCGTGTCTATGAGGAGATCGAGGACAGCGACAGCGACTATGGGCAAGGTCCGGTGGTCGAGCGGCGCGGACAGGAATGGGATTGGACGTGGTCGGTGAATGTTTATGCTCGACAAGCAGCAGACATCGCGCGCGTCTGGTCTACGGCTTGTGTTGGCTACCCGTGGCAGTATCTTCAGACGACACATCTGGCTCCATTGGCTGTGCGCTCAGTGTCTGTGTTGCGCATTTTGCCGACGATGGTGGAGGCTGAGTTCGAACGTCGCGCCGGATTCGATCTGACTGTTCATGGAATCGCGCTTGATGGATTCCTGATGCAAGTGATCGAGCGAGGCTCGATCATCTATCAAAGGGCCGACGGCGGGCAGTATCCGTTCTCGTACCCTCAGAGCCCACAGTATTGATGACCAGTTGCGCTAGTCGCCCAACACCGGGCAACGGAGGATATCATGGTTGCCAAGCTTCCTATCTCGCGTATCGTCAGCGTGACTGTGACGCGGCAGGACCGGTTTCCAACCCGAGAAGGGTTTGGGACGCCGCTGATTCTTGTGCCGCTGTCATTCGCCTCTGACAGTGACAGTGCGTCGTACCCCATCAACGCAACGGTTCGGACCAAGGTCTATGGTTCGATGGAAGAAGTCGCGGATGACTGGGATGCCGCCGACAGCGCCTATCAGGCAATGCAGGTCGCGTTCTCGCAGAACCCGCGCCCGCTGCAAGTCAAGATCGGCTACATCGATCTCGACTCGCTCGGAGATGCCAATGCGCTGACCGACGAGCTTGATGCGGTCTACGATTACGATGGCGACTGGTACTGGCTGTTGCACACGGAGCAATTCCGCGATCTGCCCAGCATCGACGCCATTATCGAGTGGACCGAGACGAAGAACAAACAATTCCTCACCGACAGCAACGACCCGCTGATGGTGCAGAAGATGGACACCACCAATGTTGCCGCGCGCAACAAGGGTGGCGCTTACGAGCGCACATCGGTGTGGTGGCACAACAACCCGGAGAAGTATCTCGCCATCGGTGCGGCGTCGTGGGCTGCGCGGCGCAATTTCGATCAGGTCAATACGGCGTACACGCTCAAGTTCAAGCGGATCGCGACGATCAACGACATCAATCTCGGATCGGCTTCGGTGCAGGCGATCACCGGCTTCGTGCCTGAGTTGGGGCTCGACCCGGACGAGGGCCATCTCGCCAACACCTATGTCAACATCGGCAGCCTCGATATGGTGGTGGAAGGCAACACGCTCTCCGGGGCGTTTGTCGATGAGATTCACACCGCAGACTGGCTGATCGCGCGCACGCAGGAGAGCATCCTCGCGGTGTTGGCGAACAATGCGCGCGTCCCGTACACGAACACGGGCGTGCACATGATCGTGGCCGCGTGCGAAGCAGTGATGCAGCGCGCGTTCGTCGCCGGTCTGATCGCCGACGTCGAGGACGTGGACACGGGCGAGTTGCTCCCGGCCTATGACTTCGAGGTCGAACGTGTCGAAGAGATTCCAGAGGCACAGCGGCGTCATCGTATCGCACCCGACATTCGGGGCACGTTCCGGTACGCTGGCGCTCTGCACTACGTCACCGTCCACTACACGATGCGCTTCTGATCGGCACGCACGTCATCAACCGAAGAACGGAGGTTTAAGTCATGTCGGTTTCTTGCAGTCTCAACAACTACAGTTTCGGCGGCGTTGCGCTGATCATCGATGGCCGCGAGGCTACGGGCGTGTGGGATGGCGACGACGTTGTCACCATCGAGCCGTTCGAAGATACGGCGACAGTGATGGTCGGCGCTGACGGCGCGAGCATTCTCTCGTTCGTGCCGGGCGAGCGCGTGCGCCTTACGGTCAAGCTTCAGGAGTATAGCAACGCGCACCACTTGCTCCAGAACAAGCTCAACCGGATCAAGAATGGTCTGGTGGCCCCGTTCGCGATCTCGGTGCGCGACACGACCAGTGGCGAGGGCGGCAACTCTGCGCACGCGCAGATCATTCGCTCGCCGACGCAAGCCTATGGCAAGAACGCCACGAGTCGCGACTGGGTCATGTTCGGCCAATGCTGGACGTGGAATCCCGTGCGTCGTCCGGGATCGGCACCCGAGAGAATCTACGACAAGCCCATCTGAGCCGGTGGCTACGCAATGAATCGGAGGCCAGTGTGGCCTCCGATTGAGACGACAGTGAACACAGTAAGAGGTAGTCAGTGGCCACAGCAGAGAAAAAATTCGGCGAAGAGACATTCCAGACACGACATCTCCCACCAACAGAAGCACAGCGTTTGCTGCTGCGAATCTCCAAACTTGCCGGGCCGCTGATCACCGAGGTGATCGCGGCCATTGCCTCGTTGAACCCGGACCAGCAGGCACGCGACAGCCAAGCGATTATAGCGTTTGGAAAGTTTCTCACAGATGTCGATGCCGACGAGGCTGAACAACTGGTGCACTATCTGATCTCGCAAGTGAAAATCAAAAACGTGCAGCACGGCTACTACGAGGACATCGTGTTCGATGTTCACTTCGCAGATAACCTCATACGCGCATGGCAAGTTGCGTGGTGGGTATTAGAGGTCAATTACCGAAGTTTTTACTCCGCAGTCGGGGAGAGCGGTCTGTTTCGGGCAACTCTCTCGTCAGCGAAGGTGAGCTAGAAAAGATCGCACCAAACATTCACGACATGATGTTCCTGTGGCGACCGGTGATGTCGGAGCCGCCATTGGCGAAGTGGCTGGACATGCTGGGGCATGACCTGACTCTCGATGATGTGGCAGACATGAACGAGGCGCTCGATTTGAAAGAAGAGATGATGCAGCGCGTTATTGCAAAGCAGCGCGGGGCGTAGCCATGGCTGTGATTGAAGAACTTGTTGCCTTGCTGGGGTTTCGGACTGCCCCCGGCAGCAGGGAATCTGTGCAGGATTTCCAGCAGGACGTAAAGCTGACCAAGGAGCAATTGAGGGATATCGAAGCGGCTTCCAAGCAGGTTGCCGCTCAGATGACCCAGACGGCGAAGCAAACGGCTGCTTCACTGGCTCAATACGAAGAGATGGGTCGTAAATTCGGCGGCGGGATTCGCACCGCATTCGAAAGCATTGTGACGGGTGCCAAGCGTGCAGTGACGGCTGTTGCAGGCTCTGTACTCGGTGTCAATTTGTCGATGGCTGGTATTGGTCTTGCGGTGAAGCAGACCACTAATGAATTTGACGATTTGGTAAAAACGACAGAACGCATCTTCGACAAGGGAAAGGCCAAGCAGGGTTTCCGCGAGTTGCAGGAGTGGGGCTACATCGCCAAACAGAGCGGTGGGTCGATTGCTGGCCTCAATTCTGAAATGGAAATGCTGACCCAGCGCATGGGTGAGGCCGCGCGCGGGTCCGGTCGCGCGACGGCAGTGCTGAAGTCAGTCGGCATGCGCGCGACGATGATCGGTGAGGACGGTAAGGTTCGCGCCAAGACCGCCACCGAGATGCTCAACGAGTTGGCGGTCAACTTTCAATACTGGGACAAAGCAAAACAGCTTGATGTTGCCAGCAAGCTCGGCCTGTCGCGCTCGACCATCACGATGTTGCAGATGGGCGGCAAAGAGCTTGATAAGCTGAAGAAGGAATTCCACGAATACAATTTGATGATGGACTGGGATGCGGCGCAGGGTGCCGTTGTTTTCAATGACCAGCTTACGAGATTGGGTGATGCCGCCAAGTCGCTGAAAGATCGTCTGGCCATGGAGCTTGTGCCATGGCTGCGGTCGTACCTCGATATGTTTCAGAAGTGGTACCTCGCCAACCAGAAGATCATCCGGCAAGGGATCGTGCAATGGGCGCACAATCTCGGA